CATTCTACCATTACGATTTTTGATGTCACCTTGTAGGAAAACACCTTCAATATACATTTTCTTTTTAGCACCTTTTCCTTCGGTGATAAATTTAACGGTTGAAATTTCTTCTGTAATAAGTTTCATGTTACTATCCTGTAAATCCTACTTTAAATCCTTTTACTGTTGCAGCAGATGCTGAAATAATATCCTTTGCACCTTTTTCAAAAAATTCAATCGTATTATCTGGTAAAGATACAGTCGCAGTACTAGCATAACCAGATGTTGTGCTTTTTGCAACACTAACAGTTGCATCAGCACCAGAGAGATTAACAACTCTAACAACAGTTGCATTATCAACAGTGGATGCTGAATTGAGTGAAACCTCAGATCCAGTGCCAGTTAATAAAGTTCTCATTATTCCTCCTCAGGGGTTTCTGTTTCTAATTCATTTTCAGTTTCTGTTGATGGATCAAACATTGATACAGCAACATCGGAACGTTGTGATTCTATTTTTTCTGCTGCTTTAGCATATAAAGTATCTTTTATTTTATCACTAATATCTGCAGCAGAAGAATCAGTTGCAATCAAATCGATAATTTCGTTCATTGTATTGTATTAACTATTATTATAACTTTATTTATATCTCAGCCTTTTTGGTATCTTTTTGTACTTGTGCATCAGTAACACCACCATCAATTTCTGGTTCTGTTGGAACATCACCCATCATACCCATTTCACCTTCCGCAGGTAATGGTTCTCCAGTAATTGGATCAATGGCATTTGGATCTGGAATAACACCATCTTTAATTTCCTGTTCGATCTGTTCATCAATTTCAATAATCTCACTATCTGTCTGACGTAGTATTTTTCTTCTTACAAATTCATTTGAATAATATTTTCCAATGTAAGGTTCAATTGTTGCAAGGGTTCCAAGCCTCTCATTCATCATTTCAGTTTCTTTAAGTTCTGCAAACTGATTATCATAAATGAAATCATATTGTATATGCTCTCTCATTGTTTCCCAATCTTCGGGAGTTACAATATTTTTTAAAATTAATTGAGTTTTAAGAATATCATTAAACATTTGTGCAAATCTTTTTCTTAGTCTTCCCACAAATTTAGAGAACTTAAGTTCGTCTCTTAATATTTCAGATGAACGTCCTAAATTAAATCCACCATCTGCTGCAATTCTTGACTCAGGAACACCAAGTGCACGGTACAGTTTCTTCTGGAAATATTCAATATCAGCAAGTTCTCCTAGATTTTGTCCACCAGGTAATGTTGTGATTTCAGTTCCACGACCACCTTCTCTTCTTGGTAACCAGAAATCTTCCATCATTGACATGAACTTACGATCATCTCGAACTTCACCAGTGCTTGCATTGTAAACTAACTTATTACGATAACGATACATCACTTCTTTTAGATATTGCTCTGCCTTTACCTTTGGAAGATTACCAACATCAATATAAAATATTCTTCTTTCTGGTGCTCTTGATAATCTATAAATTACAAGACTATCCTCAATCATTCTTAATTGATTAAGTGCCTTGATTGCCTTGTGCATATATGATAAAACACTTCCTTTATTACGATCAATTAATCCAGAGGTGCAATATGTGATTGCATCTTTTGCAATCTTCACACCTTTTGCTCCACCACCACCAGTTACAATACTTGTTGGATAATTTGGTGCAGGAGTGTATAAAAAATACTCTTCAATTTCAGGACTTAGTACGTCTCCATTATCTCCTCGACTTGCAACAATATTAGTATATTTTTCGTTATTATTTTTCTTTTTTTCTTTTCGAATAAATTTTATTTTCAATGAATCAATATATCTTAAATCTTTGATGCCCTCTTCTGGTTTCTTTTGATCAATAACTTTTAGATAAGTTAATTTTCCATCAATATACCAATTTCGAAATATCTCATGTGCCTTACGATCAAAATCTAATATCTCTTTGATTGTTCTGAATTCTTCTCTAATAATCTTCTTTAATTTATCACTTGCATTTAAATTAGATAATTCTATTTCTACAGGAGAATCATACAAATCACTCACTATTGCTTCATTTACAACATCTTCAATTGCACCATCACATTCTGGATGAAGTGCCATTTCACGATATCTACGAATTAAATCAAATTCATTTTTGTATATACCTTCAATATCAACATACTGACCATAAAAACCACTTGTTACATAAAAGTCTGACCCGTCCTGATTGTTTTCAGGAACGGGTGAAACTAACGGTGCTGATTTACTATCTTCATCCTCAACTGAGAACCCAAAAAGTCTTGCCATTATAATTTTGATTTAATCTTACTTTATTATAACACTATTTAGCTCAATTAGCCAATTAGATAATATCTTCTCCACCTGCTGAACTGCTAGGTCCTTTTCGTGCTTCCCACCAGTGGACTTGCATTTCAACTGTGAATTCTTCTATAGTATCAGTTGTTTCATAGTTTAGATCTATAGTTGATATATTAGTTGGGAAAATATCCCAGAACTTATAGGATCTAAGAACTGAACCATCTCTATCTAATTGATGAACAATAGCATCTTTTTGATAAGACTCAGGATCTGTAAGTCCTGTGGCATCATCTAGTTTACTAATTGCATTCATCCATTTTTCCATGGCAGATCTGATTGCAAAATCAGTGTCATTAATGACTGTAACTGTCCATGTTTCGAATGTTCTATCTCCTGCAACTTTTAAAATACGACCTCTAAAGGGTATTTCAACTGGAGCAATGGTTGATGATGGAAGAGCAGCTGCTTTTACCAAAAATCTTGATTTAGATAAAACATCATTTGCGATTGCAACAGCATCTGGGAATGCTAACTCTACCTCAAAGAGATTCGGTCTAGCACCACCACCAGATAATCTGCTTTTAAAATCACTAATTTTCCTTAGTGGAATAGTGTTTTGTTGTTGACGTGAAGGCATCTTTTTTTAAACCTCTAAATTAATTAAACGGAACCGATTACTTCTTCAAACGATACACCACTTCGAGTGGCAATAAATGTGAGACCAATGAAGTTAATTGATCTTGCAGGTTTAACATATATATCTGCAACAAACTCATTTGAGTCTATAATTGCTGCAGTATTATTTGTTTCATCACAAATAACTACATAATCTTGAATTCCTCTCTTAGCCTGCACATCACGGAGGAATGGTTCAATAATGTTCACAAAGTTTGCCCTTGTGATCTCATCGTTGAATTCAAATAACTGATCTTTTGCAGCAGCAGAGATCGCATCTTCAAGGAAGATGAACAATCTACGAACGTTAATTCTGTCGAATGCTGATCTCTTAGCAAATCCAGTCTTATCACCAAACAAGATAATTCCTGAACCAGGTGAGAAGATCACTGGATTAATTCTATTTGAATAAAGTTTATCTCTTTGTAGTTTGGTTGGATTATATGGAAGTTTAACTGCATTTAAAATTGCACCTCTATCAGTTCCTGCTGGTGAGAACCATGGGAAATCATTGATATCGGTTCTTGCACAAGTTCCTGCAATATCACCATTCAGTGGGACATAACGGAACTTATCGTTAAACCTATCATACATGTACTTGTATCCACTATCAAACACTGCGAATGATGAGGATGTTATTGGACTAAAGAAGTTTACAACGTTTTCTGTGATTTTATCATCACTTAAAATTGTTGCTGCAGTTTGATCACTTGTATCTGATATCATAGATCCTCTATGAGGAGATATGAATGCAACTGCATCTTTTCTTATATCTGCAACTGCAATTAATTTAGTTGCAAGAGCTCTTGTTCTATCTTCTGGATACTTACCAGATCCCATGAGTAGGAAATCTACATCAACTGTGGTGTCATTTTCAAATTTTCCGTATCCACCGATTAAATCATCAACTCCAGAATCTAGTGCTCCTGTAGAAGTTATTAGACCTACTCCTCCATAATTTAATCCACCAGATAATTTGAGATCTTGTTTTCCAGAGGCATTAAAGATTATACCTTCAGCATTTTGATCCCATCCACCATCACCAAACTGAGTAAATCCACTACTGAATCCAGTTGTTGTTACTCCAATGACATCTCCAGATGCTCCAAAAATGTTATCTGAATTTGTTTCTAACCAAGTTCTCCAGTATGAACGAGAACCAACTGAAAACTCAGCATCTTTTGCTTTTGAAAGATTTAAGTGCTTCTCTAAAATAGTTCCTGAGTTACCTGTAATTTCACCTTCTGCATCAATCACAACTACATGAACTTCATCAAATCTACCACCTCTTGATTCAGCAAAGTCTGATGTTCCTGGTTTATCAGCAACTGTATTCCACTTAACTGTTGTTAAAGTTTCTGTTCCTCCAACTGTTGCAGAACTAATTGCAAGTTCTTGTTGATCAAACCAATCTAAAGGATTAGCTGAAATTGATGTTGAACTTGAATCACCATTAAAGAACACACTGACTGAAGTAAGTTCACCAGCTGGGAATTGTAAAATACTACCACCATTTACCTTTGAACTTATATCGGCAGTTGTTGTAATACCAACTGAAGTTGCACTTGAAGTTATAGTGCTTGTAACTGTACCAACATCTGCATTCTTAGTTAAGAATTTAACTGTGGAACCATCAGCATGTTGAAGTGCTGTTGTTCCTTGTGATCCTCTTGTTAATCCTGTAATCTTTCCAAGACCAATAGATGCTCCTGTGGCATCAATAATTTCAGTTCCAATTCCAATAAACTTATTGGCACCAACAACTCCTGATAATCCAGCTGTAGCAATACCAATTTCAGTTGCACCTGTAGTTAATGGTGCATCACCTGCTTGATCTAAGACTGATGAACTGTCATTAAAGAATGAAGTAACAGCAAAACCAGCAGTTTGTTGTACAGCAGTTGTTCCACCAAATGCACGACTTATAGTTGCAGATGTTGTTCCTGCTCCACTATTTGGGAAATCAATCGTGTTTGTTCCTGAACCGTTGGTTTGATTAAACTTGTATGTATTGTTATAATCGTATGCATACTCTGTGTTTCCAGCAGATACATTACTTAAAAACTTAACTTCAACACTAGGTCCTACAACATCACCAACTGATTCAGTATTAACTTTAGTGATAATACCCTTAAAGTATCCATCCATCAATTCCGTAGTTCCAGCTCCAGTCTGTCTAACTGTTCCAGCAGGGGGTGTTTGTGTTACTCCCATACCAACTGATAGACCAGATACACTTCCTAAAGGAATTACTTGATCTGCTAAAGCATCTATGATTCCAACTCTTAATCCATTTGCCCAACTGCCAGGATTTTTAGCAGCAACTGTAGTTCCTGCAAGAGGATTGTCTGCGTAACCTAAATCATCGTAGTGATCTACACTTTTTATTTTTATCGAATTTCCTTCAGAATTGGCATTCTTGAGTCCAGCATCATCTGCTCTGATAACACTTAATTGTCCACCATATGCTAGATAGGATGATCCAACCATCCAAGTTTCATACTGTTTGTCAGTATCATATGGTTGTCCAAATTTATTAACTAAATCGTCCTCATTAACCACACTGGTAG